GGATTACCTTCATCAACGTATGCTTTTACTTCTTCCTCACTTACCCAGCGATTGCCTGTTGTTGGATTATAGTTTGGCAAATTAACAAAAGATAATTCATCATCACTTACAACCGAACAGCTTAAATCATCATTAAAAGTGTAGGTATTAGGCATCAGACTCAACCCCAAGAATCATAGAATAGTCACTTGTAGTTGTTGATGATTTAACAGTATCGCCCGCATTGAGGACAATATCTAATGGTAGACGATCAAAATATGATTGCCCATGCGGATAATAATATGTGTTATTATTTATAATAGCATAAGCATTATTAGTATTTGTCCAAACCTTACCAACAAACTTTCGCCCTGTTGGAACTGTGTACATTACACTGGACGCAATAGCATTAAAAACAATACTTATAGTTTTATCTGGGCTTGCTGCTGATCCAGTAGTTTCTGCTACTAAAGACATTTATAGTTCTCCTTATACAGATTTAACGCCAAGAAGCTGAATGCCAAAGGTAGGGGCAGACAACGAAGCCGCTGTTGCTTCTGCTGAAGTTAGTAATTTCTGTTTTTTCATAAAAATATGACCACCGCCCGTAGAAATAGTGTTTCCAGCCACTACAAACGATGATGTTTTTTCTAATACATTCCAACTTTTATCAACGTGTACCCTTTCGCCGCTAGTGTTGAAATAGAAAAACCCGCCATATGGATCATAACCCATAGTACCCCGTGAAACAGCACTACTTATCCAATGCGCCCCACCTGATGATGTATGTGAACTATCTTGATTAGCCGACGCTGAATTGTGGGTGTTAGGATTGCTTGTGTTATCAATTGCTACAATGTTAGACCAGTTATCAAAAACGTGTTGGTTTAATACAGTGTTGCTATTTGTCGGAGTGTATAAATACATTTTGTCATTTTCTTCATCAATAGAAACAACAAAATTTGCATAGTTAGATGACATTGTCCAAGCGTATGTCGCACATTGAAATTTATGAAACGAACCGTTTGTTAAGTTAATTCCATACAAATCAGAAGTGTAGCCAGAAGAAGGGGTATAGAAATAAAATCCATGTGCAGCCCTAGCTCTAGGATAGCTAGATGTTGTGTAAGGGTTATAAGAGTTTGACTTTTGACCGCCAAAGTTAGCTGATGGGTCGCTTGATGTTGTTGGACTTGCTTCTAAATCCATTACATTAAGGGCTGTGCCACCAGACATTACCCATGCTTTGCCACCCCATAAACCAAAAGGTCGATAGCTTGTTGCTAAATTCTGACTATTGGTGCCAGTTGGAGACACATAATATAGTTGCTGTGACGAGTTTTGGTCGCTTGCTGCGTAGTGAAGAAAATCATTACCGTTAGACGTTTGAACAGTGTGCGCCATATCAGTCACATTGGCGTAATTGCTTATTTGGGTTGACTGATAATACTCAAAACTACTACCAACTTGGGTTCCTTTAGAATTTGTATAACTTTCTTTAAAGCCTGTGTAGATATTACTAAGAGCATACTCGACGTTACTATAAAAACTATAAGGATAGTCTGTTGATTTAATTTTAAGTGTAGAACTAGGCGGGATTATTAAACTGCCAGTAGCATTTTTTGCAATGCTACCAACATTAAATCCATTCAGTTCAAGATATGTGCCTGTTAAATCGGTTGTCCCATTTACATACATATCTTTGATGACATACCTCGTTGCTGAGTCTGTCGTTACAATTGTGTGTTCACCATCGTCCAGTTCCGTAGCACCAAGTGATGTATTTAAGTAAACACTTTCTAAAGTATCTGCCATGTTTTTCTCCTACTAGGCGAATGCCATTGTTGTGGCGATATTCGCCCCAGTTGGTTTTGCTTCAAATGAGAGGTTGCCGCTTGCGTCAGACACAAGGATTTGGTCGGCTGCGCTAGGGGCAGCGGGAGGTAGCTTAATAGTGTAATTTTGTGTCGTAGCAGATGCGGGTTGGATGCTTACATAGTTTGATTCGTCAGAATCATACATTCTAAGACCTTGATAGGTTCTTAGCACTAAATGATAATCATTAAGACTAGCCCTAAGTACTTCATTGACGTTACCGTAGGAATTGGTAACAGCAAATTGAAGCTCACTACCGTTACCATCGCCCAAATTCCAATGCCCTGTGGCAACAGCTTTAATTGATGCTTTAACACCAGCGTAGGGCCACGTTCCGTCCGACCCATAAAAGTCGATAACACCAAGTTCTTGACCATTTGCAACTGTAGTATCAGTATTTCTAAGTTCTAAGGTTGGTGTTGTCGCATCGCTAATTCTAGCAAACCCACCGTTTACAAACAAATCATCAGAAGCGGTAACGTCACCACTTACATCAATCCCTGTGCTTGTGGTGCCAAACTTGTAAGCATTATTATAATATAGGTTTACCGCACCATCCCCAACAAACGACGCCATTGTCTCGTATGTAGAATAATTACCTTTTCGAAGGTAAATATCAGAAGCCTGTATACTTATGGCCTGAGAGCCTTGAATATAATTCACGCCTCCTTGATGCCATAATTTCATGTCATCAGAGTTACCAAACGAAAGTATATTGGTGTTTGGAGCGGCGGTTATCGAACCGTCTGGAAACTTAATGTGCTTACCATTGGTATCTAAGTCACCACCAAGTTGCGGCGTAGTATCTTCTACAAGATTAGCAAGAAACGAACCTGTAGTAAATGTACCTTGATCCCATGCTGTACCGCTCCACACATACAGTTCATTACTTGTAGTGTCCCAATACAAAGCACCAGTTACAAGTGCATCACCATCGTTGTCTACAGAAGGAGCAGAAGACTTAGCACCTAAGTAACGATCATCAAAGTCATCATATGAAGCTGCAGCAGCGGTAGCACTATTAGCTGCATTAGTTTCACTTGTTGCTGCGTTGGCTTCAGATACTGCAGCATTTGCTTCAGAGGTAGCTGCCGCCGCTGCAGAAGCAGAAGCCGCCGTAGCGGAGCCTAAAATACCATCCACATACTGCTTTGAAGTCGCATGGTCATTTGCAGTGGGTGCAGCAAGTCCAGTGATGTTATTACTACCCATTGCAAGGTTGCCAGACATACTATCACCAGAGCGGGATACCTGCAGAGCGTCCTGTTGGTCAGTGTACTGCTTAGAAGCCGCCTCAGTGTTGGCGATAGGTAGAGGTAGGCCAGTAACCGTTGCACCAGACATGATCAAGTTACCTGTCATGGTGTCGCCAGTATCAGCAACCTTACCCGCCAAGGCGTTGGTCATTGTGGTGCTAAAGTTAGCATCGTCGTTGATAGCTGCAGCTAGTTCGTTCAACGTATCTAGGGCTGCAGGTGCAGTATCTACTAAATTAGCTAAACCAACATCGACATAGTTCTTTGTGGCTGCGTCTTGTGGGTTAGTCGGATCAGTCAGGTTCTGGATGGTGGCAGTCGTAGCCCCGTCCATGTTCAAGGTGCCTGAGATAGTTACGTTGTTAAACGTAGATGTACCTGTTGAGGTTACGTTACCAGAAACATTCCCAGATACTGCGCCAGTGATAGTGCCTGATGCACTGATGTTGGCGAAGCTAGAAGTACCAGTAGCCGCTGTTACGTTACCCGTAACATCACCTGTAATATCGCCTGTGAAGCCGTTGGTAGAAGTAATCGTCGTACCAGTGATCGGTGAGGCTGTATTGCCGCCGATAACGGTGTTGTCGATTGTACCGCCGTTAGCATCAACTTGCCCTAGTGTAGCCAAGCCTACAACAGTAGCGTTTGTGTCTACAGTCACAGACCCGCCAACATCTAAGTCGCCTGTTACATCTAGATTGTTACCAATAGAACTTGCACCAGTAACGCCTAGAGTGCCGCCTACTGTGGCATTGCCTGTAGCGTTAACGTCTGTGAGTGTGGTTGTGCCAGTGACGTTGAGCGTACCGCCGAATGTAGCGTTGGATGTACCAGAGATAGAGCCAGACAGGTAAAGGTCTTTGTAGCGGTTGGTTGTTGAGCCAATGTCTACGGTGTTAGTTGTCTCAGGAGTGATCGAAACAGCAGTCTGACCAACTGCCTCATACCATAGCGCTGCATTAGACGTATTATTAACGCAGACAAAAATACGGTTTGTTGTGGTATTTAGCCATATAGATCCCGGCGCATACCCAGCGTTAACGTCATCTGTGATTGTAGGATTAGAGGTAGCTGTTACGTTGCTTTTACCACCAGTACCACCATTGATCGGCAATAGATACCCGGCTACAGATGTGCTTAGTTCAATCTTTGGAGCGTTACCTGCAGATCCATCATGGGTGTGGCCCGTGGATCCGTTGAACGCAGAGCTTAACTGATTAAATTCCGCATTGAGCGGAGGAGCGGTAATTTCACTACCGTTCTGAATATCAGGTAAGGATTGTCTTGTATAACCTGCCATCGGTTACCTTCTCCCCGAAATAGAAAATTCAAATACTAGGCCTTGGATAGAAAACGGTTCTGATTGGCCTACGGTCACAAAGGTTGCTCGAGCAGAGAAGCCGGAGCCTTGTATATCAGAAGTCATGATTGGCTTAGAGTTACCGCCGTACAGGATGTTAGCACCTGCGTAGTCAATGTTAAGACCGCCATATTCCACAGGACCACCTAGACTTTCCTGAGAATAGCTTGAAGGACGGGCTGTATTATAGTCGCCCCAATCGTAGGCCATTGATAAAAATAGCTCTACTGGACCCTCGGCTCTAACAAACGTATTTACCTTACGCATAGTCTTACGAACTTCGGTGTCGCCAAAGTCTAGATAAGGTGTGGCGTACACGCTTAGGATATCGTTACCAGAAAAGCTTGTGCCTACATCTTCACGATAGACCTTGCCGTTGTAGTCTCCATGAAGCACAAATTCCTCAGTACCAATATAGTCTGATGTGGTGCAGGAGGCCCGGAAACCGATTAGCTCACCAAACTCCCAGCCAATCTGTCCACCTTGGTTAGCGAGACCGCCGATAATACCGTAACTATCTACTACGTCTGTACCACTATCTCCAACAAAGTATCGAACCTGTGATTTAGAACGGATAACAACGCCGTTGATAGTGTCCATATCATAGTTATTGATCAGGTTAACGAGTGTAACTTGTATGGGTTTTGATATGGTTTCTAGCTCAACATCACCAATACGAGATGTACCTGAAACTGGTCTGAATCCATCGGGTGCGAGGAACATCAGATCGCCACCAATCTCTAGCACACTATCCCTAGCAATGCAACCAACATTAGCTGTAACTTGGTCTAAAACGAACCCTGCAGTAACGTCTGGTGAGATCTTCTTAATAGCTGTTGTACCGAATACAAATAAGTCATCTCTGAAGGGTTTAAATTGAACTACGTTAAAGCCCGGTGTGATCTGCGCACCACCAGAAGCTGTTGTGAAATCAAAAGGATCGGAAGGTGCGGAGTGGCATATAACCGCTCTAGATCCTAGGTCTCCACCTAAGAATAGATGGTTCTCAAATACGTCTATAAGGGCAGGTGCATTAACAATCTGATTCCCCCCGGGGGATGCTGTACCGCCTGTATTTGTATTATTGAGTTGATACCAATTAAGTCCATCGAAGATAATAGCGTTATTAACACCGTCAGCGAAAGCAATGTGAGATCCACTACCAAAGTCCCATTGTGCATGTCGGATCTTTGTAACTGTCCGGCTGTTAGCTGTATGGTTTAAGGTCAAGCTGTTCGTCATAGCTTGCCAACCAACGAGATCTACAAACTTGTAGAATTTGTAAGAGTTAGCACCAGCGTCCTTACGTGCAGCTATAATGTAAGGATTTCCTATATGTTCATTACGATAGATAGCTACGCAAAGAACTGGACCTTCTGCTACACCCGCGCCTACTTCTACATCTAGCCCACCTAGTAGATCATACCCCTCGATGCGACGATACCCGCCATATAGGCTGGGCTCATAGTTGATCAATCGAGTGGCTGCACCTGATGCTGCTTCCGATAGATATAAGTGGTTCTGGTTAGAGTTTAACCCGCCTGAGCAGACGAGCTTATAACTCTGAATTTCATCTGCCATTAGAAGCGGATCCTTGTATCCCGTACATACTCAAATGAGTTGATAAACAGTGTCTGTAGATCTTTCAGACCGTCTTCGAATGCTGCATACGCAGCTTGGGATGCTTCGATATTGTCCTTAAACATATAAAGATGGAACAGCGCGCCATCGACAATCACGGTATCAAAGCTTTGTGGAATACGGCTTGTATCTGTAGCATCCGTTAAGTCTGCGTAGTTGAGATAATATCGGTAACGGATACTGTATGCTTTATCTGGGGATGGCGTTACACCGAAGCCCTCACCGTGGCTAGGAAAGACAAAATTAGGAACTGTAATACCTGCGCTTCCTTGCTCGTAATCATCATCTCGATAATTCTTGTACCACTCATCTCGATCAATTGGAGAGAGGGTTTTAAATCCTGTTCCTAGACTATCGTTTTTTTGGATCTGGAAAGAGTTCCAATCAACAACTTTAAAATAGTCAGGCCAATCATATTCAGTCTGCCCCGCTACTAGAGTTTCTGTATGCTCTGCAGCGTTAAAGGGCCACTCAAATTCAGCTTGGTTAATCTTAGCTACGGCTGCTTTTACCGCATCCTTAACCAGCGCTTGTACGCCGCGCACTGATAGAAATTCATCTTCAGCTATCTCTACTTCATTGATCCTGCGTAGGACCATATTGCAGAGTTGTAGATAGGTGCTAGCCATAGGTAAACCTTAAATAGATATAAGGGGGCCAGATGTCCCAGCCCCCTCAAAAAAACTAATTATGCAAGGTTGTAGTTTGCAGTGAATGTTGCTTCTGGACGTAGCAATTTTCTGCCATACAATTGCATTCCGCGACAGATGTCTGCGAATGTATCTGGAGAACGGAATGTCTCTGTTTTTGCAATTTGTTGTGCAGTAGACAATGCTGAGTCATGTCCTGCTACAATCACACCAAAGTTAGTTGTAGAACCTGCAGAGGCTGTTGTTGCCGCGCCTGTACCTTTGTAAGGCAAGTTGTTTGACTTGTAGATGCGGAAACCACGGATTGTGCCGGGCATACGACCATTGCGTAGCTCATCACCACCACCGAAATCGGCGTTGATTAATTTCGATGAGGTAGACATAAGCACTTCTGCAAATACTGGGTCAACGACCATCCAGCGCCCGTCTGTATCGACGTTTGCTTGGTCCATCTGACGCGCAATACGGTTCATAATTTCCAATGGACCTGTAATTGCGCCTGTGCCACCGTCTGCAGCAACAGGGATTGAGTTACCCGCTGTACCACCAAACGCACCTGCGTTTAGTTTGTTTGCTGAAAGAAGTTCGTCGTTGCCAGCCGTTGCATCAGCTTTTGTACCCGCTGGTGCTGTACGTGCTACCCACGCTGAACCATTCCATGAGTAACCTGAGACATAGCCAAGAACGTCTTGGTCGAAAGAGTCACGCAATTTGTAACCCGCGCGATCTGTCGCTAATGTCATGAAGTTTACATGTGAATGTGCTTCTTCAATGTCATCGATTGCAAACTGAAAGTAGTTTGCTTGATCTACAACCATAGTGAAGTCTGCATCGGTAAGATCTTGTGTTGCAAGAGTAGTGCCGCGTGCATATGAATTGATTGTAATCTCTGGCTCTTTAATAATTTTTACAGAGTCACCAAAGTTTGCAATTTCTCCACTATAATCTGTGTTTGAAATATCCTCGACTACAGAAGATTTGCGAAACGCCTTCTGGACGAGTTTGCTATATACTACAGGTGAGAAGTTACCATTTGGTAAGTTCGTGTAACCTGTTGCTACTGGGAAAGCCATTTTAAAGTCTCCTTATTGTGAAATGGCGAATTAACGTCAGGACACAGAAGCGTTTAAAATGTGGCAGTCTGGATTGAGGGTGCGCACGTACTGCCGTACATACGGGCCTCTCCATAACTGGTAGACATATTTCTTCTTCTGAAAAAAGTAAGTAAGAGGTGGGCTATATAAGCGGCTCTTTACTTATCCAATGGTATCATTGATACCTCTATTATAGCACAATTATTACTATAATAGCAATACTTAGCGCGCGGCCCCTGACATATCGTATGTAAAATTACCGCTACGCATTGCTTCGAAAATGGCATCCTCATTCTTCTCATATTCAGCATCGCTCATTTTAGCGACCTGACTTTCTGAAAAACGAGCTTTGCCGTTTGTCCCGGGTGTAGATGCTGAGCTCCGGCCTACAGCTTGTGCGGCAGACTTTTGCGTTTTTCTCTTCTTACCCGTATCTGATTTATACAAATCGATAGCTCGAGCAGCGGCTAAGGCATCTGTATTGTTCTTATAGAGAGCATCCTGAATTATCTGGGGCTGCAGTGCTACCCACTCATGGAATTTAGGATCCTGTCTAATCTCATTAAAATCTGGATGTAGGCGATTTAACTGCGCCTCTGCATCCTTACGAGACATTTTCTTCTCTAGATCAGCAAGGTGGCCTAAACGCTTCTCACCTTCTTCTAGAGCTTCATTTGCTCGTTTACGCGCAATCGTATCTACGATCTTAGCGACTTCGGGATACTTCTTAGACCAAGCTTCGACTTCCTCATCAGTCTTAGGAAATTTGATCTGTCCTTTAGCAGCACTCTCTAGCTGGCGTTTCATCTCCGCTAGCTCTTGATCTTTTTGCTGCATCTGCAATTGCGCGTGGCGGCGTAAGTCACCGTAACGCTTTTTGTAAGTATCCTCTTCTGGATCTTTAGCCTGTGGCTCTGATGCGGCTTGCCGCTCTAGTTCAAGCTCTTCGGCGTATGTAAGATCTTGTTCGTTTTCTAATTCGTCGCGATATGCGCCTTTATACTTTGCCATGTTAATCTCTTAATTGGGGGCCAAGCTCTTCCTCGGGTAGCCCATTGAAATTTAGATGATGAATTTTATTGTTGGTTTTTTCATCATCCCATACATCTGAGTTTTTGTAGGATAATAGTTTTCATCATCCTCATCTGGATACTCAGGATCCATAACCTCTTCTTCGACTTCTACTCCGTCAGCCACTTCGATTTCATTGCCTTCGGGTGTTTCGATTGTTTCTGTTTCTTCTTGTTCGGTATCGTCTGAGGCTTGTACCTCGGTGTCCTCAATATCTTCGCTACTGGGTTCGTCTTGTTGATCTTCATCGGTATCCACCTCTTGGATCAGCCCCATAGAATGCATACCCATCAGTCCCATCTCAGCTTCCGCTTGCATGTCCATGATGTGTTTTAAACCAACCCACTTAACTACATTTGCTGGTAGGACGTACTCACCTTCAGAGATCATGATTGAAATATCGTCACGCACATTCTCTGCAGTAGAACCAACAGGGATCGGGTTTCCGGAGACAGGATCTTCACCCATCAATCCTTCACCACATCCGCACGGCATCCCACCATGATACATGTTTAGAGCCTCTTCCTCATCCTCTGCCGTAGCTTTCTGGACGGCTTCCGCTCGAGCCTCTTCATATTCGCTAACATCACCGTCATCGTTGAGGTCAGCTTTCTTACGATCAATTTGGAATTTTTCTCTTGCCATGTCTAAACCTGCTTCCGTAGTAATTCCTTTTCGAGCTTCCATAAGCCCACCTAAACGCATACCGGGATCTGCGCTTGCTAAATCATCCATAAATCGAATGTTATGAGACCCCACTAGGTCCGTCATAGTAACGGGCTCTTGTCCCTTTATACCGTCATAAAAAGTGTGGTTCCCAATCTTGAGAGGATTAGTTCCTTCGAAGTAACTTCCTCTCTTTTTTGTAACTGCTTCATTCTGAAAAAATACACGCCCACCAGACGCATCTTCGCCTAGCTGAATGTAATCAATTAGCTCTTCGACTCCGTCATAAAGCTGATCTTGATCGACAGGAATATCCTCGACAGATCCATACTTGCGAACTGGCTCAAACTGATCTGCAGTAAGAACATCGTCCACGGTATTACCGAAACGCTTAGAAGCTAATCTGTTAAAGATAACGCCCCGGACGGCATTGCGCCCTTCGGAACCTTCAGTACCTGCCTCTGCAGCAACTACACGCTCTATTTTTTCTAAGTCATCATAGCTAATGTTTTGAATAGGCTCGGGTGGACGCAGCCGGGGGATAGGAGATGTATCCATTATCAATCTTTCATCTATTATTTACGCCAATTGCCATACGTGTCGGCAAACCAAATGCGCTCTTCGTCCTTATCGAGCATCTTATAAGGCGGCATCGCCTTACGCTCATCGGCAGTCATATCCCGTCTAGCTTGAACTAATCTGGATTTAACTTCACCACCTTCGTGTTTATAAATATCCATATCCTTAGCTTTGGTATTTTGAGCAAGTCCACTTCCCATAAGCTTATAGTATTCGTCCATGACATCATTAAGCTCACCAGAATCTAGTAGATGAAATAATACGTTAGCCCGTACACGTTTATTATCTTTAGTAGCTTTTTTTCCCGCGCTGCCTAAAGCCGAATTTGTATTGTAATAATCTGCAGCTATTCCATCAGCCTCAACAGTACCGGATACACGATGTAGGAACTCCATTTTTGCATCCTGCTTCGCGATATTGTGATTAGCGTGGTCCGGTGGAAATGAGCTCAATACTGTTTTGTATTCTTTCCACCTATCAAAAACCTTACCTAAAGAAAGGACATTGTTAGCTGATACATTTTTTACATTACCAAGCTCAGTAATTTGGCTCTTAGGGTAAGAATTTTCATAGCCATAAACGCTATCTAAAATATCATTTACAGAGAACTTTTCGGCCTTGGACGGTGACAATAACGAACCACCAATGATTTCTTCTACCTCGACGGGCTCGTAGATAACTTCAAGCATTAAAGAAAGGGCAGTTCTCTCGTTAATAGATGTGTCTAAGTTGACCATGTTCCGAAGCTTTTTATCAAGCTCCGTTTGCATATCCGCGCGAACACTTTTAGAATCTTTAGGGTTAAATCCTGTACCGCTATCTGATTTTGATTCAGCATCGATTAGATGCTGCACTTCGTGAAGCATAGTAGACAAAATCATTTCAGCGTCTACTTGGCCCTCTGGTATTTCGCCCTTTTTCCATTTATCTACAAGTACTCTATCAGCATCATTGCGCGGATTATTTTTCCAATTTGCAGCATTCTTAAATGAGTTAACGCGGTTTTGATCTTCATACGGATAAGGTTCGTTAGTGAATTGAACACCCGAAGCGTTATGTCCTGCGGAGCTTGACTTACGTCTTCCTGCTTCTGCCGTAGTACTGGAGACATCCATCCCCATATCTTTCATTTCTGCAAAAAAGCCGTCATGAAATAGTACTTCGTCTAGAGTAGATTTGCCGCCCTGCATCTGAGGCCCACGGCCTGTAGTAAGCGGCTTACGAGGTATCTCTACCTTCTTAGTAACTTCAAACTGCTCGTACTCTGTTGTACCTTCTGCGGCTATAGCTTCATCCAGCTTTTGCTGGGCTTCCCGAGCTAGATCCTTAGCTGTTTGTTGATCAATCTCGCCTCGAGCTAGCCTATCACGGATCTCCAACATTATCTTTCGTGTTTGGATCTTGGCAGACAGTCTTTCTTGATCAGTAAGGCCACCAGTTTTTACAGGACGCTGTTCAATAACAGTCTCTGTCTTATACTGCTTAGGCATCTTGGTATTGTTGAACTTAGCAGTAAGGGCAATCTCAGCTTTACTATCATCAATCTCAGTAAGCCACTGTCCCTTCTCCGCTAGCTGCCAAAGACCTGTCTCTTCCCAAATCTCATCTCGAGTAGCGCCCAGCGCCTTTAGCTCATTAGCACGGTCTATATTAGACTGATATTTTGCGTTCTTAAATGCAGGTAGAAATAAGCCAAGTACAGTCCCGGGCTCACCTTCAGGTACTATACCATCACCTGTGATCGCCTTTGCAGCTATATTTGCACCTCGAGCACCTAAACCAACACCTGATGCTAAGCTTAGGGCATCACCAATAGTACCTTCGCCTTTGAACATAATGTTATCAAGGTCTTCGGCTGCGCCTACAGTTGCATCATAGGCAAACTGACCAACCTGCTCTTTTGTAGGCAGCGTAGGATTTTGTGCGTAGTCTTTGACTGCTTCAACAACGGCAGGAGCCGCATCTGTAACTTTCTGTCGTATAGTACGTTGGTCTGGATTTACTCTGACAGTGTATGTTCTACCTAACGCGGTACGAAATACAGGATTTCCCGCATCATCTTCTCCGACTTGTGGATCAGAGGTAGTGGCACCCATCGGACGCGACCATCCCGGAACGCTTTCAAGCGGGTGCTTTGTCTCCGTTTTTTCTAAATCGTCTTCATCATTACCGAAGATAAAATCTAGCAAGCCCATACGCTTTACTTGGCTCCTTGTAATACCTCATCTCGTAGGGTCTTAAACCTACGAAGCTCGGCAATAGATCCTTGGATATGTCGGATGTTCTCTATCTCTTTGGTGGTTTCTAAATGTCCACGAAGAGTGTCGATGCGCTCATCACAGTAGGATTGAAGCCTATCCATCATCTCTTTGTCATTAACTAGAAGAAGTAGGCTTCGATAAAATTTTTGATCGATCATTGTACGGGTGGCTGACCTTGTGGCTGTTGTGGTTGAGGATTACCCCCATTGGCTCCCCCGCCCTCACCTGTGAAGCCCGGTGCTCCGGGTTCTGGTGCTTGACCGGGTGCAATGTTACCGCCGCCTGTACCTGTTGGATCGTCTACGCTTGGAGCCCCGCCCTGTGGTGGTTGTGGGGGCTGTTGTGGCATCATTGATTGGATCTCTGCCATCATCTTAGCTTGGATAACCGCCTCGCGTGGATCGTTCAGAATGCGATCCTCATCAAGGTCCATAGATGCAGCTAGTTCGCGTAGGATGTAGTCATATTTAACAAAGGGCGCCATTTGCTGGTTAGCAGTCATTTGCATGAATTGAATGAGGCGCTGGGAACGGATCTCATTGCGCATCAAGCTTTCTGTACCGCGTGGTATAACCTCTAGGTCACCGATAAACTGCTCATCGAAGTCGAACTGCATATTGAAAGCGAATAAGGCTCGACCAAGAGGCGCTAGCAAATAATCATCCACATTACGGACAACCGTCTTGATAGCTTGCTGTGAAGCGCCCATCAGCATAGACATACCGCTAGCTGTTCGCCCTACGCCCATGATACCTGTGGCACCGTGAGAGTATGATGGGATACCTGTAGACTCATCGGCAAGTTGTCTAGACTTATCGAACATCATCATAAGCTCTTGGCTTACGTTAGGGAACTTAGTTCCAAAGATCGCCTGACCCGGCGCTCCGCTTTGTCTACGGAACACTTTACCGGGGTAGATAGACATATCTTGTCCCGGGACCAAGTTGGTCTCATCGATCTCAATAAGTAGGTTTCCACTCAACGCAGAGTTGTCCACTGACATCCGCATAAAGCCGTTCATCAACAATTGCGTGTCCGACATATTCTCAGCAACACCAATACCGAAGAATGAATAGGGGTTCATCTCGTAAGGTACGGCAGAGTATGGAATGCGGGTTGGTGTGAATGGATTGATAACAAGGCGTAGGATCTGTCCGTTACATACCCACACGTTAACCTGTACTTGATCTAGGTCTTCTAACTCTTCTGGGATCTCTAGATCAGCTTGTAGTGCTAGCTCGGCATCTAGGATACCCCAATACTCTAGAACCTCAAAACGCTCGATATCATCGTTGTTTGAATTGTCTTCTAGATCATGTTCCCAATATTCACGCTCATAGCTTGCACCATATTCGATAGCTAGCTCGATGCTTTCGTCGCGGAAGTGTGGGCGGTTCTTAAGAGCCCGTATTTGTGTACGGTTTAGGCGGTGGCGTTGGATGGTATACTCCACCTCATCCATATTACGTCCATCAGGATCTGGATAGAAATCCCAGATAGAGACATGTTCCACTTTGGGGATAGTCTGATATTCAGGATCGTATTCGCCGCTCTCATTCCAGCGCGCATATTCCTTATCGTGTGCAAACGGACCCTTCAGGATACCTGTGCCAAACAAAGACATCTCGAAAGCTACAGAGCGTAAGTGCTTAGATGCTGAACTTTCTTCAAGCTGATCATGCATCTTTTTCTCTAAGATCTGTGCGGCGCGTTTTGCTGGTTCGAAAGTTACTGAAGTCTGAGACTTACCCGGACCCATTTCTAGACTGTCTTCTACAGGCTTCAGAGTATCTTTATAAACACCAAGATCTTTAGCTAGGTTTGGTCGCTTGATCGTGCGAGGTACATCATACTGAATTCCAGCTTTCTCTTGTACCTTCTCAGATGTAATTGCGTTTGGATCATAGTTTACCGCACCTGCAACATTGCTTGGGAAGCGGCGGCTCTCGATACCAATCGGGAACTTAGCACCTGCAAACAGAACATCGATCACCTGACTATATGCAGCTAATACCTTAGTCTTCGTAATCTTAACAAAGGCTTTGGATTTTTCTGTATCTGTGAACTGTACATCTGGCCCGTATATACCGCGATAGTTACGGTAGCTTTCCAGCCATCGTGTTTCATCAGCTAGACGCTCATCTTTAGCTCGGTTGAACGCAGTCTGAACAAAAGCAGCTACACCAGAGTAGTCTAAGTTTTCCTCAACAACATCCCCGTCTTCCTCGAGGGCAATGACCTTATCCTCATCAGTAAGATCTTCTGGGTTGTTATTGGGTGGGTCCATAAATGCCATGTCTAGTATCCAAATACGTTATCTGATGGTTGCCATTTTCTCTCGGGAATGCCGCGCCCCATATCAAATGGACTGAATGCTCTAGGTCTGCTCATAATCCCATATCGTACACTGTCGTAAGCGTGGTCGGATGCGTACCTAGGATCAATGTCATCACTACCTTTAGGGTCGCTAGGAATTACGGGTAGATCGGCAATGATCTGTCTGCAGGTGTTGAAAAACACTATACCTGCCATGTCTGTCTCTGGATCTACCTTAAGAACCTCATGGAAGCGGTTTTTACCTGCTACTCGAGCTCCGGCTGTTCGGTCTGAAGGTCGCCATCTGCAACCCATTGCTACCATTTCTTCGGCAATAGATGGGCCAATTTGCCCACGATTATGCCAACACGAACTATCAAGTATTCCGTAAGAGATGTTTTCGCCTTTTTCAGCTTCCATAACAGCTTTTGCCAGATCTCTGCCAGTATGCTTCGAAAGGTAGAGCTCACGATAGACAATGAGCGTTTCATAGCTTGGATCAATCGCGAACCAATGGACTGCAGAAAAACTCGAATATCCATAATCACAACTCCTAAATCTGCGCCAAGTGTCGGGGATCTCAAAAGGATCAACCACATGTACACTCTGCCTAAACTCAGGGAACGCTGCCCCTGTTGCTACCGCCCAATCACCTTCTAAAAGCTGCCTACGCTGCATCTCTGGAAGAGATAAAAGGTTGGCTTCATAGGCACCATCATTAGCTAGGTATGGGTTGTCATATAAAGAAGCTGGGATGAACCTACGCCTAAATAGCGGTTGTCCGGGTTTCTCAGGATGAGTATCGGGATACCGTAGTTCTTCGCCTGTCTCTAAGTCTGTAGCTATGAAGGGCGTATTTGCGGGTGCAGGATCGATAAACATCTGCTTTACCCATGCGTGTCCCGGCCCACCGGGGTTTGTGGTGCCACGCATAAAAATTGGCAGATTAGGATCCGTTGTACGCAAACGGGACCGCATATAGTTCCAAGCGAAGGGCGTGGGATGCTGAGTGAGTTCGTCAAAGGCTATGTAACTAAATGCTTGCCCTTGGTATCTCAGAACATCTTCATCCCGCTCTAGATAAGTGAGCCATAGACGCGCTCCGCTTGGAAATACCCACTGAGACTTTTTTTCCTGCCACTTAGCACCTTTAAAAGCCTTGGGGTATAACTCCTGTGTTTTCCAGATAATCTCACGCAATTCGTCGTTAGTTCTACGCAAGATCAACCCATTGAAATTTGGGTTATCGAAGTATCGCATCGGATCTGCGATTAACGAGAAAGTTTTTCCACCTCCGGCACTGCCGCCATAAAGTACCTCTCTTTCGGCTGCAGCTAGGAACTCAGTTTGAGGTCCGGGGTTAGGTGTGAATATTACTTCTCTGTCTTCGGGTGCAGCATCAAAGTCTAGCGTATCTGTTATAACATTTGTTCTAACTGGCTCTTCGGTAGGCGGGGTTCGATCTTCCCAATTCTCCAGTTTTTTTTTCTGAAGAGTCAGTACTCTCTTAGCATCCGCTGCCTTACGCTTAATCTTTGCCTTTGCTTTCTCTGGTCCTGTTTTAGGAGCCCGTCTGCGCCGTTCTCGTTTCTGGCGCTTTTCTCGTTCATTGTTTGGTTGAGCACCTCTGCGCTCTTTCCAGATATTGTTTATCCCTTGGTGGGAAATTTGTTTACCAGTTTGTTGGGTAAGCCAAGCGGCGGTCTCTCGTAAGGAGCCACCGTTATCGATGAAATCAAGCGCCTGTATAATATACGGCACCATATCCTCATCGGGTAAAAGAATGCACGGATCATCCTCAGAAGGTTTGTATCCGTATGCTATTCTTGCTCTAGGGTTTGCTCTGCGCTTCTCGGGGAAGTCTGTCATTCTGCATCTTGTTTAGGTGGAAGGATAAATATACCGCCCTCTGGTCCTTTGACCTCAAGCTGTTCTCTCTTCACTACCCCTGCACGATCCAGTACTTCTTTAGCAGCCGCAACAATGTTACGTGCTCCCAGCGCACTAGGATCTACGAATACTCCCGCCAAGCTAGCTGCAGCTTTAGGGGCATTCATTGCCATCATCATCTGAGCCGCGTCCACAATGTGGTCACGAATAGGTGTGATAGCTTCTTTAACTGTTGTATGTTCAGAATATCCGGCAATCCGCATGGCTGCTCGGAAATCGCCATTAGCCTCTCCCATTAGCGCGCTAATAAGAGCTTCTTGGCGTTCTGTAAGTGGTTTTTTTTCAGTCATTTAAAATACACAAATGCTAGACCAACAGCGCCCGTGCAAATCATCCAAAAGAAACGCTCAGCAAAGGCAATCTTTTGTCCTCGGGCTATGGCTTGTTTCTCTTGCTCATCCATACGAGCATCTATTTTACGAACAGTATCATCAAACGTGTCCATACGCTTAAAAATGGTTACCATCCGCTCTTCCATACGAGCTAGGCAGACAATAGCTTCCGCTAATTTGTCCAACTTTTGCTCCATCCTATCCAACCTGTCCTCGCTCATGCTAACCCTTCTTCTTCTTTTTAGGCCAGCCAGCTTGCATCGCTTTGTAGGCCTTGGGGCTTATTGTACTTTTACTCTTAGGTCTCGACGTTCCTGCTTTGCGTCTTTTGTTTATGTTTCCTACGAGAGAGTTTTTTGCCATCTTTTTTGGCCTTCATGTTTTCCGCAATTCGTAGATGCGAAGTGATAATTATGATGCGCCCATTATCGTCGTAAAGAATATACTTGGATCCATGTTTCTTGAGCGTCACTTACCATGCCTTACAAGACCAATATCTCGCTGTTAGCTTGGATTTTGCGGTTGAGCATTTGTGCCGAGCACGAAAGCTCTTACGCCTCTTTGGGTTCGATTTCTTGATCCGCATGTTAGGATCGCCAAAACGAACAATCTTCTCTTTGCCATCTTCACAGGCTTTAACAACAAACTTCTTAGGCCCATCTGGTGTGCGCCGAGGTTTGTTGCATTTCATCTTATCTTTATCGATCTTAGCCATTACTATCGACCTTGAAGCATTGGACTGTAGATCCTGCGTTTGTGACCAGAACCTTACTCTTCTCTAATTCTATCCGGCACTGGTCCTCTTTTCCGAATGTCCCGATATGATAGTACTCGAACTGTCCATGTAAAAATTGGATCCATATGAGAAACCACATAAAAACTACCCAGTAAAATAGTAATATAGACCAGCACCTGCTCCACCCCAGACAACGAGAACGATGAATATCCACACTAGGACTTCTATCATCTCTTGCCGTTCTTTCTCACGCTGCCTTTGAGCCTCTTTGCGTGCGGTGCGTGCCTTAGCTTGGTACTCCACCCACGCATCGTACATTCCCGGTCTTCCGTACAAGCGCATGTGCGACTGAAGAGCCGCTTTCTGTTGTTCAATCTTTTCTAAAGCCAAGAACTCTTCGAAATCTGTGGAATCCTTACCTAGGATCTTATTCCACGGACTTTTCTTCTTTTTCTCTGCTCTTGCCTTTAGAGACTCTTCTGCACCAACAAAAGAAGCGATAGACTTACCAACATCAGCGAGCTCTTTAGAATTAGATATCGCCTGTTTTATAACGCCAAATGCCGCATTAGCTGCGGCTAATTCCGCTAACATCCCCGTATATCGCTTCCCTGATTTGACCGCGACCTATACCAATATCGCGTAATTCTTTATCGCTTAAATTCTGTAGCATCCAATAGTGCGCGCGCTTCTCTTGCGCGGTTTGGATAGCTTTAAAAATATTCTTCAGTTTAATATATAGATATTGTAGCATAATTACCTCCGTTAAACAATAACTAAGGTAATTATAGCACTTATAGTGTTCTATTAACTCATCTAAGTTTGCATACCCGAATTGACGGGCGCGCAATAGCCTCGAGCAACAAATCCATTGGATGCTGCACCATTAACAACCGATACAACGTCTTGCTGACATTCTTCTAGTGTTTCAAACAAATCTGCTTTGCTAGTGATTTGGCAGGTGGTGAAGTCTAAACTAGCACAGAAGACCACCACCCCCAAGAACATCACTTTTTCTTCTTTTTAGTAGCCATGCCGCCGTAAGACATCTGACCGGGCATCTTTTTATTCTTAATCGACATATAGCCGCCCATGTTCATTTTAGGCTTTTTAGGCGTACTTTTCTGCGCTGGGGCGTGTGAAGCTCCACATTTCATAACTATTCTCCTAGGATCCGGGTACATAATGATCTGGCAAACCTTCCTGATCATCCAAGCTATCCTCAACATCAGTTGTAGGAATGTCGGTCCAGTATAAGTCACCATAGCCCCTGAAGATCACAGCCTCTGTCTCGGCTTGTCTCTTCGTGATAAGACCTTCCTCTACAAGGAGCTCTCTTACGCGCTCGAGAGACAGTCTTTTACCCGTGTTAGCCTCAATGGCTGCACGGATGTATACTAAGTTTATCAATGGGGATATCCTTATTATCGCATGTTACCCCAACTATGTCAATAATTAGGGGATTGCCAAAACCTTAATAATGTGATATAATCGACCTATCAGTCGGAAAGGTAAACCCCTATAGAGGCATACTTAGAGACTTAGTTATAGAGACTGTGTCTCGATCTAAGTTATTGAGAATAGTACCGTTTTAGCCGATTAATGTCTTCATACATAAATTCTTCTGTGAACTCATCGGGAGACATATGAAGCATAACACGAGCTCCGGGCAGACGTTCTAGCAATTTCTCTCTACTCAATATCCGAATAAGATTAGTATCGAGGCAGGTCAGTAAAAACTGGTCTGCTTCTTTTTTTTGTAGATTGAAATTGTAATAATGATGTTCCTTACCGCTTTTCGTAGTACCTGAAAGCACAGGAGCCGCTGCAGCTTTAACTTCAACAGTAAAAAGCTTAGATCCAGCGTTAGCCCAGATATCAGATCCTCTTCGATCTACTATCGAGCACTCTATTCCGGCTGCTTCTAAGTAATAACTCGCTAAATTCTCGCCAATACGACCAACTATAGTGTTCTCTTTCGGAAGCTCAATTCCGATACGTGGTACTGTCATCATCTACCTCTGGAAGATCATCAGGATCAACATCAAAAAGATCCTCGATTTGGGTGGAATCCTCCATATGACCAGCTACATCACGTAGTCGCTCAGCATACCTATGCAGTTCATGTGCGATAAAGTACAATTGCTGATAATCTCCGTCGAATTTGTATAACTCAACTGCCTCATCAACCAATCTACTGAGTCGTGTCTCGACTTCTTGTGGCTCATCATCCCCGTACCCTAGGATATACGCCGTAAAAACTACTCCATGCTCTTCGCTAAAGTCCAAAGTACACGAATAATCCAACTCGATATCAAAATTTAAGGATGTATGTTCACTTATCACTGCTCGTTAACCTTCTCTAAGTGGAAGTTACCCTAAGAACTACACTAATAACTACATCTCGTCAACTAAATTTACAATATATATTCCCTAATCCCCTCAGAGGGGCCATATAAGGTGTCATAGAACGTGACAATGGTCCATAAGGGGGTCTGGTTTACGGTTGGAAAAACCTAATCTCTGGTCTGGTTTGTATACGGTACGGGTAGACCCCCCCACGGCACTCGCCGCCCGAAAATTTGCCCGAGATCCTCAAAAAATCCTATTTAAACGCCTGAATTTATTGAGAAAATAGAATCAAACAAAGATCCGCAGCGAAATTGTCAATAAATTCAAAGATCTGGAAAAAATACCTCGGACTCTTGGAGTCTGGGAAAATTTTAGCGGTGTTTTCTGCACCAGATCTCAACAATTGACGAAAAAAAGAGGCCAGATAGGGGCGCGGATTTGTGTATCTTTTCATCCGATCTTTTAAGCCGATCCCTAACATCGATCTGATTAGCTGGATCTTGTTAGCCTGATCTTATCCGCTCGATCTCTTACATCGATCCTCTGGATCCTCGCTCTTTGCTCTGGGCTGGTGATCTATTGCTCTGGATCTTAGCTCGATCTCTGGGCCTCTCTCGCTTTGTCTCGGCTGGTACAATTGCGAGTCCTGGGCGCGCTGTTTTTGTAAATGCCAGGGAGTCATCTGGGCATAAAAAAAGAGGCCCACAAAAGGCCTCTAAATCGCCGCTCTGGTGCGGTGTTAGCTTTCCTCGAATACCTCGACATCTGGGATCTTGATTTGCCACTCCGCGCTTTCTGAGAGCTCCGTTCCTCGGGCCTTTAAAAAGGCCTCCAGATGATCCGCTACCGCCAGATAAGCCGCCTCATCTGAAAATGTTGCGATAGGTATCGCGCAAGATCCGCACTCCTCGTAAGCGATAATATTGATAAAGACCTCTGTCATGATTGGATCCTCTCTGCGTCCATCTCTGCGATGGTCTCAATAGCGTTTTGGATCGCTCGATCTCTTTTCTCGATCTGGCGCGTTAGCTCAAGGATCTGCTCAATATTCTTTCGATAGATCTTAACCAGACGATCCAGATCCTCGGCTGTGTCTGTTCGACCCTCTGCAATAAGATCTGGGATTAATAAATTCTCCGCGTAATTTATGAATCTCGAGTCGTCGTTTGTGTGGCTGCTATAGCTGCTCATCATACTTTCCTCTCTCTGTTTATCTTGATCGCTTTAATTAGCATCTCTTTAGCTGCTTTAGGATCTCCCATCAGCAACCGATCCAGCGCCCAGCTAGCCCAAGATAATGACTCACCACTAGCCTGTTCGATCTCTGGATCTGGATCTGGTTTAAGATCTCCGCTGGTATTGGTGCGCATCTGATCGATCTTATAAAGCTTTCGAAGCTTGTTAACCTCAGCATCCAGATCCGCGATTAACTGGTGCGCCTCTTGTGTTGAATATTCATATTGTGATCGGGAAAGATTCCCGATCAACTGAATTGATTTGATTGCTTTCTGGATCCTCGGTTTCGAGAGTCTTTTGAACGCTTCTCTTTTATCGCTCATTGGATCGACTCCTCGTCACCTGACTCTGGCAGATATGCAATAAGCGCTTTCTTGGATATACTCTGTAGCATTAGATTCAGCGCCTGAAGATCATTTAATGGATCATTAACATCGCGCTCGATCTGGCGCGTGACTGCCTCAACTAAATTTGAATTCTCATTGATCGGCTCCAATCCTTTGAGGATCTTATCTCTCAAGATCTGCTCTCGATCATCTGGACCTAGGTCTCGAACATAGGTTTCTGGCGCCTTGTATTCTGTCGCTGGATCCTTGATTGCTTTTATTACCTTTTCGAGGCTTTCGACCACCGACTCAACTTCGGCAGCTGCTTGCTGAATTTCTCCGTCAATATCGGTTTCTTCGTTCCAGATATGCGCCTCTCTCAGATCGAAATCCATATCCTCTAGCGCGGATCTCTGGCGATCTAATTGATTGTGAATCTCTTCGATAGTTTTGATTAGGTCTTGTTTGGTCATTGTTTTGGTCTCCGTTAGGTTTGGTTTATTTCTGGATCTGGCGGTATTCGTTAACCGCTAGCTCGAAAGCTTCGAAAGGCTCATCTGCATAGATATCGATCTGCTCTGTGCTATCGGTTTTATAAATAACCGCCTTACTAAATCCTTTGCTCGTTTTGTGGGTCACACAACCGATCTTTTTGTGCGTCCAGCGCTCAACATCTGTTAGCTCGAGGATCTCCCAGATCGGCAATGAAATATGCCAGCCATACCAAGAGTCTGGTTTCTGGATCCGCTCAAAAGAAAATCGAAAATCCTCTGAGTGCGGTTTTTTGTTCACATAATTTTCGGGAAAAGATCTCTCTTTTAGTTCTTCGATCTCGGTTAAATGTTTCATTGGTCTGGTCTCCGTTAGGTTTAAGCAAAAAGAATAGGGAGTCCGTAAAGGATCCCTATCCAGATAATTAATAAGCAGATCACTGCTAAGATATCCTCGAGCCAATCGATCATGAGGTTTCTTTCTCATATGAGATAATTTGCCAATCCCATGAAAATGGAATGATCAGATCTGCGTCACGAATTGCGCGATAAGCTTCTGAATAAGAGTGATAGCGATCCCAAGTGTTGACCACCTTACCTCGCTCTTTGAATTCAATTTTATATATCGTCATTTATTTGGTCTCCGTTAGGTTAGAGGCAAAGCTTGCGCCTCGATCACATTAGTAATGTATTTTTATGCACTTAACAAACAAAAAAAAGAGGCCTCAAAAAGGCCTCTCTTATTACCTTATTGATTGTCTGGATCTGCTAGCTCATCGAGCACCAATAACCAGCGGCTGGATCCTTCGAGCTAACCAAAACATGATCTCGGATCTCGGACAAAAGATCTGCTAAATATTTGCTCCCGATCTCTCGAGATGGTGCGGTTGCCATGCCGACCAAAATCGCGGTCTCGATAGATGTGTGAATAATATCTGGAACATTAACAGTATTTTCTGTCATCTCTTTGATGATTAGCGTTCCGATCTTTTCGCGGAGTCTATTGCTGGCCTCGATTGTATCGGATCCGACTCCCTCGATTGTTTCGGCTGCTACTTTTTGCGCATCTGCTAGGATCTTTTTTACCGCATCCGTCATTGGCTGGCACCATGTCTGAAAACGACCGAGTCCAGATCCTCGACCAATTGATCGCCTTTTCTGGTTTTGACTCCAGCGATCGAGCTAACCACCGTTGAGTCTTGAGCTAAGTTTTCAGTAAACTTTTCGAGCTCCCGATTAATATCCGCGATATCGTTAAAAGATCCCTCGAGATCAACGACGATAACGCCGCGCATTTTTAAACCGTTTTTCATTTGCTGGCCTTCCTAATTTTTGCCTGTTCCGCGCGTCTGGCTGCGCGATTGTTTATTCCTGATTTACCTAGGCGACCATGACCGCGCCCAGATCTTGCAAAGAATCCTTTTCCTGAATTCTCGAGACCCGCGCTAAACGCGCGGATCCCTTTTATCGTGTTGCATTT